TGTCGATGGCGTCCGCGATCTCCACGAACGAACGGGTCAGCTGGCCTCGCGGATCGTCCAGCCCCTTCCGCAGCCCGGCCACGGAGAACGACTGGCACGGCGTGCCGCCGACGAAGATGTCCGGCGCTTCGACCTCTCCGGCGAGGATGCGCGCGGCGAGGCGCGTCATGTCTCCGAGGTTCGGCACGTCTGGGTAGTGGTGCGCCAGTACGGCGCTCGGGAACGGCTCAATCTCAGCGAACCACACGGGGAGCCAGCCGAGCGGCTCCCACGCGACGGACGCCGCTTCAATGCCGCTGCACACGCTGCCGAAGCGAAGGGGGCGGCGGCTCACGCAGACGGCTCGCGCGTACGCACCGAGAGGCGGGCCGCTTCGGCCAGGTCAACGAGCAGGGCGACCCACTCGGCCATCGTGGGCGGCTCACCCGGCAACCCGGACGGGGCGGAGGAGAATGCCTCGGCCAAGCCGCGGACGTGGCGCAGCGTCGGCATGCGGATGCCGTGAACGACGCGGCTGACTTCGGGCTGCGTTAGGCCGCCACGACGCGCCAGCTCGGCGAAGGACCAGTGCCTCGCTCGTCGGTGCGTTTCAATCGTGATGATGAATAGGTCAGTCGAGGGGTCGATGACGCTGGTAGGGCCGTCTTCCATGATGCCTCCGGGGGCCATCGGCGGCCCGTGGCATCTATCTACCGTAGCGTTACCGTGTTGTCAAGAAGCCTTGCCGCTGCGGTAGACGCGCGCTACGCTGCCGGTGCCTTGGAGAACGACCATGTGGCATCTGCCTCACTATCAGTACCGACTACCTGAGCCCTCCACCTACGCCCAGCACGCCGTCGCGCTGGAGCAGAACATTCCCGGCGTCCTCGCGTGGGCCGTCCGCGGCCGCAAGAAGTACCGCCTCACCAAGAACGAGTGGCCGGACGACGGCTCGCCGTCGCACATCGAGCTGTACGCGCCGGTCCACGCCGCGTTCATGGTCGAGCACTTCCTCGTCGGATGGGGCATCGGCGGCTGGCAAGCCGAGCCGAAGGCCGGGGCGCACACCATCACGCCGTGGCCGCAGGACACCGACGGCCTCGGCCTGCTCGAGGAGAACGGCCGGCGCCTCATCAAGGGGCACGTCGCGCGCGGCGAGTTGAAGCCGCACGTCGAGGCGATGGCGACCGCCTACCAGCGGCGCGGCGCGGCGTGGGCCTCGACGCGCCCGTGGACGATGAAGGTGTGGCCGTGCGGCGCGGGGAAGACTGCGGGTGCGCTGGTCGACGCGCTGACGCGGCCCGGCACGGTCCTCGTCATCTGCCCGGCGAAGGCGCGGCACGTCTGGTGGACGCAGGTCCAGCAGTACACGAACATCCTGCCGTGGCGGCTGAGCCCCGAGAGCGAGCGTCGCAAGGGCGACATGACGTGGCAGCAGTACACGGCGCACTGCGCGCAGACGGGGCAGCGCCGCTTCGTCGTGGTCGGCGCCGAGTCGCTCAACGACCACCTCGACTTCGTGATGAAGCTGGAGCCCGAGGTGCTGATCCTCGATGAGCTTCACATCCACGGGCAGAGCAAGCGGTGGAAGGCGGTCAACAAGTCCGACGGCACGGTCGACTTCAGCCGCCGCCAGACCGCCAGCGGGGACCGCGATGCGTGGGCCGTCGCCATCATGGACGTGAGCCGGCTGCCGAGTCTCGCGCTCCGCATCGGCCTCACCGCCACGCCGCTCGACGATGGGCGCCCGCGCCGGCTCTGGGCGCAGCTCGACCTGCTCTCCCCCGGCGGCTTTGCGCACAGCTACCGTCGCTTCGCGGAGCGCTACTGCGACGCAACGCCGAACCCATACGGCGGATTCGACGACAAGGGGAGCAGCAACATCGACGAGCTTCGGGCGCGCTGCTCCTTCTTCACGCACGAGGTTCCGTACACCGAGAGCCACTCCAGTCTGCCGCCGACGCGCGTTCAGGTCGTCTACCTGCCGGTCGACACGCAGGACAAGGCCGAGCGCTACGACGACGCACAAACCTTCGATCAAGCCATCAAACAGCTTGCCCGACAGACACGCGGTGATTATGAAGATGTGCCGGCGCGAGAACGCCTCATCGAGGCGCGTCTTGCGGAGGCGTGTTCGCGGAAGCGTGGCTACGTCGTCTCGGAGGCCCTTGAAGGGCTGAAGGGTGGGGGCAAGGTCATCGTCTTCACGGCACGCCGCCGGGAAGCTGAGCGCTGGGGTGAGGCGATCCGCAAGGCCGTCTCTACCGGTGACGAGGCGACGAACGCGACGGTCTGGGTTGGGCACGGCGGCGTAAGCGAGTCCGAGCGCAACGACATGATCGACGGGTTCCGAAACAGCTCTGGCCCGTGTTGCCTCGTTGGCACGGGCCAGGCTTTCGGGATCGCGGTCGACGGCATGCAGACGGCGGACCTCGCTATCTTCGCGATGCTTCCGTGGAAGCCCGGTGACTTCCTTCAGTGGCGTGGCCGGTTCGACCGGCATGGCGGGCGGGCCACGCTGCTGAAGGTCGTCGTCGCTGCGGCGACCTACGACGAGCGCGTCGTCGAGATCCTGACCGACAAGTTCGGCCCCATCGAGCAGTTCCTCGCCGCGGACGAGCTGGACGGCATGGGCGATAAGCTGCTCGGCATGGAGGACCGTGAGGCCCTCATGGACGACGTCGTGTCCAAGCTGTTCGTCGAGGAAGAGGAAGAATAGCGTGTGGTCGGGTGGCGCATCCGTACCTATAGGTATAGAGTGACGCCATGACCAAGATGCTCATCGACGCCGGGAAGTCCAGCCGAGGCTGGAGCCGCATCGGCAACTTCGCCAAGTGCCCCCAGCTCTTCGCCTACCAGAACCGCTCCGCGCGGATGGTCGACGAGCTGGGGCGCTCCCCCAGCATCGCTCCGCCCGTCGAGGCGTTGGCGAAGGGGAGCATCGGCCACACGCTCCAGGCACACCTGCACGCCATCTGGGGCGCAGGCCAGCCGCAGGGCGTCGTCGTGGACGAGGCCCACTACACCGACCCATCGGTGTTCATGGAGCCTGAGGACGCGGCGCAAGCGTGGTGCGACAAGTACGGGAGCCATGAGCTTCTGCCGCACATGCGCAAGGTGTTCCACGCCTACCTGGCGAAGTTCCCCGAGAGCCCCGGCGACGTGATCGCGGTGGAGGCATCCGTCACGGCGGTGCTCGGCACGCTGCGCGGCGAGTGGGGTCTGTGGGTTGGCGAAGAGGTGGGCGGCGCGTGGCGGAGTCTCGACGGTGCCGACATCGAGGTGACGCCGCTACACATGCCCGACCACCGAGAGCATGGGCGTCCCATCACGCTCACGCGCCGCATGGACCTCGTAACACGCGACCAGTCGGGACGCTACTACATCTGGGACCACAAACATCAGGCGTCCGTAAGTGCGGAAAGCAGCGCTACGGCCTACGCTATCGACGGAGGGTTCGCCGCGTTCCGCATCATGGGCAAGCAGCTCTATGGTGCGGCCTTCGGCGGCCTGACCCTGAACCTCATCTCCTCGACGCAGCTGGGCCGCGTGGCGCGCGTTCAGGTGCCGTCGACCCCTCACCGCGACGCCGGCTTCGCCAAGTGGCTCTGGTGGGCGGAGCATCAGATCGCCCAGCTCGACATGACCACCGACTACTGGGACTGGCCGAAGGCGCAGAACGAACTGTCGTGCTACGGCCGGTACGGAGCCTGTGCCGGGCTCAACCTTTGCGCGCTCGGGCCTCGGGCTTGAGCGTGTGCTTCGTCGTCTTCGACCCAGCGACGATGCAGACCACCGGGTCGGAGTGCCACGAATGACCACCGACAACCCGACCGTCATGGTGACGGTGTACGGGAAACCCAAGAAGAAGAAGACGTCCGATGTGCTGGCGGCGTTCCCGACCGCGCTGTGCATCGGTGTGCCGAGCGCCATCACGCTCGTCGCGCAGAACGAGCTGGGCTTCACGCCCGCTGTCCATCCCGAGCCGCCGCAGACGCTGCACGAGCTGGTCGTCCTGCTCGACTACGTCCACAAGACTGGGATGGCGAAGCAGTACGGCGCCATCATCATCGACGACGCCAGCCACATCTGCGACCGCAGCATGATGGTCTGGAACGAAGAGGCGCCTGCCGGGAAGAGCGGGAAGAAGGACAAGTTCTACGCCTACCAGCAGCTCAACAAGTACCTGCTGATGCTGTCCGGCCTGTGCCGCCACATGGGCGTGCATCTCGCCTTCACGTTCCACGAGCGCATGC